GATTTGTACTTCAATTTAAAGATTACGAACCTACATTCCAATTCTATGGTTTACCTGATTACATTGCTGCATTAGAGCATATTGCAGTTGATTATGAAATTGGTAAATGGAATCACACTAAATTCAAGAATGGATTTCAACCTTCAGCAATTGTTGAGATTAATGGGGATATGGGTGAAGAAGAAGCAAAGAAATTAGTAAGAGAAGCACAAAAGAAGTTTGTTGGAGATGGAAACAATGGTAAGATTATGTTTATTGTTAAGAATGGAGATACTTCAAGTGCTAATGTTCAAATTATCAAAGATGATCAAGATGGTAGTTGGATAGACTTACAAAGAATAACTGACCAAAACATTGTAACTGCTCATAGATGGCAACCATCATTAAGTGGTTTAGTTAGTTCAGGTAAAATGAATAATACAGGTAGTGAGATTAGAATTGCTTATGATTTAGCAATGACTACTGTAATTAAAGATACTTCTGATTTATTGTTAAATGGTATTAGAGGGGTTTTATATAAAGAGTTAGGCTTCTTGCCTGAAGAATTAGTGATTCACTATGAGCCACCAATTAGTTTTGCAACTCAGATTGACCCTAAACAAGTTCTTACTATTAACGAACAAAGAAGAATGTTAGATGAGGATTTACCAATGTTAGAGGAGGGTAATATGTTCTTAACTGATAGAGAGCAAATTATCGTAACTAGAGATGATGATGGGGATGGTAAAGGTGATGATGAGGTGGGAGATATGCAAGTAACTGAAATTGAAAAAGAATAACTATGGCAAATGTAAACCAATATATACCTTTAGTAACAGCAGCAGAAGTTATAAGTAATAGTTTTACTAACGCTAATACTGATACTGCTTTAGTTTCTGACAGCACATTACTACTTTCTGAATTAGCACATTTAAAAGATGCTATTGGTAAGAAGTTTTATGAGGAATTAAAAACACAACACAATAATGGTACTTTAACTACTGCAAATCAGACTCTAATGGATGATTTCTTAACGAGAACTTTGTGTTGGTTTGTTAGGTTTGAGGTAATAAATGAAATTCAGAGTAATAGTAGTAGTGCAGGGATTGTACATAATATTGATGAGTTTGCTACTATTATAGACCCTTCTGAGTTAAACGCTTACAAACAAGATACTTACAGAAAGGCTGAGATATACTTAAAAGATATGTTAGATTATATGAATGATAGCGACCAGAGTGGTGATTATCCAACTTACGAGTCTAACAAACCTTGTAATGATGATGTTTACAAGAATCATGGTATAATAATGTATGATAGTATATACTCAAGACCTACTAGAAATTATAATAGTTGGAAGAATAACTGTCCTTGTGATGATTGTTAAAATAAATATATAAATGGCTGCAAACGAACATAAAAATTTAAGTAGTATAAATAGACACAATCCAAAAGGATTTGAAACTGCTATTAATGATACTGTTTTAAGTAAAAGTGGTGGAACATCTGCAACAGGTACTGATGGTAATCTAGAGTGGGTAGCGAAAAACACAATCAAGACTACTACATTTCAGATGATTGGATATACATCAGGGAATGGTAGTACATACGAATATAGACAATCTTTAACTGATGCTCAATCTCCTTACGAATTAGCAGCAGACTATGGTAATGCTACTGTTGGCTCTGCTACCCTTGATGTAAGTGATATATTTAGAACTGCTAACTATGTTGCTCAAGATGCCTGTACTGTAATGAAGATAAGAGGTTGGATGGTTGGAAGTAATGCAAATACAATGACATTAGCAATATGTAAAGTAACTCCTGTTGCCTCTGATTCAAGTGCATTAACTCCAGTTCTTATTGATGAGATTGCTCTTACAGGGTCAGGAAATGATGAATTAAAAAGTATAGATGAAACAACTATTACAGAGTCAAGTATTGCTGCAGGAGATTTGGTATTCCCAATGGTAAAAACAAGTGCTGCAGGTATGATAGTTTATTTTAATATAACAATAGAATTAGGATATGACAACTAAAGAAGAAATAGTATCAATGAAGAAAGATATAGGTTCAATTAATGAGAAGATGGATGATTTAGGTGGGAAGTTAGATATGCTTACAGAAAGATTGTTAAACCCAGATAATGGAGTGGCAGCGAGAGTAAACAGAAACACATCTATGAGAAAGTTATTGGTAAAAGCAATGTGGATAATTTATGCTCTTACTATAGGGGCATTGATAAAACTTTTTACAGAATAAAAATAAAATAATAACAATTTAAAAATAAAATAAAATGAGTACATTTGATACAGACAATACATTACTATTTGAAATGCTAGGTAAGGGTGGTGGAACTGAGGTTTTTACTACTGTAGCACAAACAGGTAAAGATTTTTATGCAGTACATTTTCCAGTAACTTCTGTTGTTTCTGCAATTACTGCAGATGGAGTTACAGGTGAATCTGCACTTCTAACTACTTTACCTGCAGGAACTACTTTGTTTATGAGGGTTACAGCAATAACCCTAACGAGTGGTATTGGAATTGGATATAGAGAGCATGATGGAAATGTTAACGCATAATAAATAATAATATGTTAACTTTAAAACAAGCATTAGGATTACCTAATTTAAGTAAGGATTTTGACACCTACTCTTTAAGTTTTAATGGTGTTGATGAGAGTGTTGATGTTGATTCAATTGTAGGTGAGTTAAATCCCTTAGAAGGGTCTGTTTCTTTGTGGTGTAATTTAGATACAGTATCTACTTCAGGAAACCTGTTTAGAACAAAAGGAGATGGTAATAATTATATAAACCTTTTTTATCATGCTGCTTCTAATGAAATGAGATTTGCATACAAGGCAGGTGGTACTTTAAAAACTGCTGTTTTTACTGATGCAATAGAGAGTGATAGATTATGGCATCATGTGGTTGGAACTTGGAGTTCATCTTCAGATGAAATAAAAATTTATTTAGATGGAACTTTAAAATCAACAACTACTGGATTAGGAACTTGGTCAGGAACTTTGGCAGAGGCAGATTTAGGTCAGAACTTAACAGGAGGTGGTTTTTATAAGGGCAAAATGAGCAATGTAGCAATATTCAATACTATATTGTCTACAGCAAATGTTTTGTATATACAGAATAGGTCAAATGCTGTTGCTACAAGATTTTACCCTATGGATATTACTAATATGTCAGGTTTAAAAGCATATTACAGATTAGGATTAGGTTCAGGAACTGTAGCGTTAGATAGTAGTGGAAATGGTAATAATGGAACTTTAGTTAATACTCCTACTTGGAGTATAATAACACCAACTTATAATAATTAATATGAAATATGTTTTAATATTAGCAGAGCAAGTATCAAGTGTAGACTTTAACCAAGTGTTACAAACTACTGAAGATACATTAAGATATAGTAATGATAAAAGTCAAGCGTTATTGAAATTTAGAGGAGAAACTCCTAGTTTTCTAGAAGGTAAAAGGCTTTATGGTTATGATGAAATTATGGAGGTTTTAAGCAGTCCAGAATGGACACAAAAGGATTAATAAAATAAATAATAAATATGGCAACAACAGTAACAGCAGAGAATTTAACAGTAACGATAACAGAATCATACACTCTTAATGGTGTTTCTTATGGTAATACAATGAATAAAACCTATACAGATAATGGTGAGGTTTATCAAAGAATAATGACCATTGCAGAGGACTCTGGGAGAACAACCTGGACAAATATAATAAACTTTGGTGCAGCAGATGCAGCAGGTATAGCAGATGTAACTAATTATAAATACTTTAGAATAAAGAATTTAGATGATACTAACTTCTTAGAATTAAGAGTTACGGGTACTGCAGATTCTTTCTTTGTTAAAATAAAAGCAGGGGAAACTTTCTTATTAATGGATAACGAAATTGATGCAGTAGCGTCAAGTACAACTATAGGAACTCTTACAGATATAACTCAAATCGCTGCTAATGCAGATACAGATGCCATTGATATTGAGTTTGTTTGCGTTACTGCGTAATTTATTATATAAAATGACTTTAAAGCATTTTAAGAGAAGTGAGTTCACTTGTAAGTGTGGGTGTGGTGAAACTGTTATTAGTGATGAGTTATTACAATCTTTAGATAAGGCTAGAGAATTTGCAAAAATACCATTTGTAATATCTAGTGGTTATAGATGTAAGAACCATCCTGAAAGTAAGAAAAACCCAACCTCATCACATATCAAAGGATTGGCTGTGGATATTAAATGTGAAGGGAGTAACACTAGGGCGATTATGATGGATGCTTTAGTTTTTG